CTAGTTATGACGCTCAAGCCACATCAGCGACATTGACAGTTGATTCAACAATCAACACCTATCAGACACTTGATGGCAAGGCCTATTTTACGACAGATACTCAAGGCTCATTTGCTGTTGAAATGCTGGCCGATTGGGGCGCAGCATCATCATTGTGCGAATCACTTTGGACAGCTGCAACAAACGCACCAAACACCGGACTATCGGTTATTTTTGGAGCAGATTCAGGCGCAGCATTTGCGTTTGATGTGCAGCCAATCTTGCCATCAGCTGGAGGCACAGCTCCAGATGCACAAACCGTTTCACTTGCATTTACTTGTGTAACAACACCAGTTCTAACAATCACATGATAAGGAGATCGGGAGCATGAAGTTACCAATAACAATTGAATACCAAGATGGCACTCAGGAAACATTTACGGCTGCACCGCCGGAATGGGTCAAATGGGAAAAACAATTTGGTAACACAATTGCACAAGCACAAGACAAAATGGGAATAACTGATTTAGTTTTTCTTGCCTATCACGCAATGAAACGACAATCAGCTGGCAAACCAGTCAAACCAATTGAGGTTTGGACTGAGACAATCGCTGATGTGATTGTTGGTGAGGCAGACCCAAAAGTTATGCAGTCGGAAGCCTAAGTCGGATCATTTGGGAGATAGCCTTGGAGACGGGGTTATCACCAAATGAGTTTGAATCAGCCGAGGACATCTTGACCGTAATCGAGATTTTGGAAAGGCGGAATAATGGCAACTGACGCGATTACCTATAACAAGGCAGAATTGCAATCTATCAAACGCGCTTTTAAAGCGATGGATGATGAGGCCATTGACCAGTCGAGAAGTGTTTCAAATAGTCTTGCCACCTATGTGCAAGGCAAAATCATTGCGGCAGCTGCTAGACGGCCAAATCAAGCCTCATCACGCATTGCGCAAGGTTCTGTCGTATCAAAGAAATCAAAAGTCGGAGAATTGTCATTTGGTTTTCAACGGCAAAAATTTAGTGGCGGAGCAACGACTCAACAGCTTTGGGGCGGGTTCGAATTTGGATCAAATAAATTTAGACAATTTCCAGTCTGGTCAGGCCGTGAAGGCCGCGGGTCCCGTGGTTGGTTTATCTATCCAACATTAAGAGCTGAACAGCCCGAAATCATTAGGCAATGGGAGCAAGCGTTTGACAAAATAGTAAGGAAGTTTGACTAATGGCTACCGGCTCCAGAACTCTCAAATTATCCATTCTTGCAGAAACAAAAGATTTAGTCTCGGGATTAAACGCAGCGAGCAAAGAGACACAATCATTTGGTGATAAAGCAACAGAATTTGGCAAAAAAGCGGCCTTGGCTTTTGCCTTGGCTGGTGCAGCTGCACTCAAATTTGGGTTTGATGCTGTCAAGGCAGCGACCGAGGATGCAGCTGCTCAAACATTGTTGGCAAAAACAATCGAGGCAACCACATCTGCAACAGCGGCACAGGTTAAAGGCGTTGAGGCTTACATAACAAAAACCTCAATTGCCATTGGTGTCACCGATGATGAATTGCGTCCGGCATTTAGCCGTTTGGTTAGAAGCACAAAGGATGTTGATGAAGCACAAAGGTTGCTTAATTTAGCACTTGATCTCAGCGCGGCAAGCGGAAAACCGCTTGAAACAGTAACAAATGCATTGGGTCGAGCCTATGACGGAAACACAACCGCGCTTGGCAAATTGGGCCTTGGACTTGACACCAACCTGTTAAAGTCAAAAGACAATGACGCCATTATTCGGCAACTAGAAACGACTTATGGCGAATTTGCCGAAGGCGCAGCCGAAACGGCAGCCAAGAAATTTGAGCGGATCAAGATCGCAACCGATGAGGCCAAAGAATCAATTGGCGCGGCATTGCTACCAATCATCGAGGAATTGTCGAATTATGTGCTCAATACCGCTGTTCCCAATTTGCAGGCATTTGTAGCTGGTTTTACGGGAGACGGCAGCCTAGACGATGCAGCTATAAAGGCATCCCAGAGCGCGTTTAATTTTGGCGAACAGGTCAAGAAAGTATTAAAAACAGTCGTGCAATTTAAGGATGTTTTAATTGTTACAGCCGCGGTCATTGCAGGTGTTTTTGTTGTAAGCAAAATTGCAGCGGGTGTAACAGCAACAATCCTTTTAATCAATAGTTTAATTAAGGCTTACAACCTATTAAAAGCATCATCAATTGTTGCTGGTGTTGCATCAGCATTTGCATTAAATCCGCTGCTGGGCGTGGGAGCTGTTGCATTAGCAGCTGGTGTTTTAGCAGGTGCAAATGCGTTGGCAGGTAGATCAGACACAGACACAGCGGCATTGCCCGGCGCATCAACTGGTGGCTTTTCGGGAACAATGCCGAATGGAGTACCTTTTGTAAGCGGTAGCGGCGGGAGCACCGGCGGTAGCACCGGCGGTAGTTCAAGCAGTTCAACAACGGCCAAGGTAACTACGCCAAAAATTGTCGTGCCAGTATTTGATTCAGGCCGAGCCGGCAATTATCCATCGAGCGGTTTCCCGGGTGCCGATACAAATGCGCCAACTATAAATTTGACAGTCAATGGAGCAATTGATTCGGAAGGTACAGCACGGACAATCATTGACACGCTCAATAACAGCTTCTATCGCGGCACCGGCGGCGCGGGTAATTTTGTGTCGGTAGCATGACAATTTTCAATCCAGTTTGGCGAGTGACAATTGGCGGCGTGCAATACCAAACCGCTATTTTGGCAAACCTAACAATTACAAGCGGTCGCACAAACATTTATGAACAGGCACAAGCCGGATACATTAATCTTGAGTTGATCAACCTTGATCAATCAAATGTAGCCATCGAGATCAACAATTCACTCACCATTGAGCTGCAAGATTCTACGGCCACATTTGTGCCAATCTTTGGCGGCTCGGTCGTTGAAGTGGGCATTGCCGTGGCCGAGGTTGGATCGATTGATTATGCCCAGCGCATTAAAATCATTGCTTTAGGTGCATTGGCTCGATTACCAAAGGCATTGACCGATGGTGTTTTGTCGCAGGATTTTGACGGTGAGCAGATTTTAACAATTCTCACCGATCTGTTGGTCAATTCATGGAATGAAGTTCCGGCAGCTTTACAATGGCAAAATTACGATCCGACCACGCAATGGCAAGATGCAGAAAATAGCGGATTGGGTGAGATCGATACACCAGGCAATTATGAATTAGCACAAAGATCATCCAGCCGAACAGATGTTTATTCTTTGGTTTCAGCTTTGGCCACATCAGGATTAGGTTACATTTATGAGTCTGCCACCGGCCAAATTAGCTATGCCGATTCCACGCATAGATCAATTTATTTGGCAACAAACGGGTATGTTGATTTGACAGCCAATCACGCTATTGCACCGGGTCTAAGCGTTCAACAGCGTGCCGGTGATGTGCGAAATGACATTACTATTAAATACGGCCAAAACAGCTCAAGCGAAACAAGCGCAAACGATCCAGACTCAATTGCCGTTTTTGGGCAATTGTCTCAAATTTTTACAACTACAATCAAACATCAAGCCGATGCCGAGGATCAGGCAGACTTTTATTTGGCTTTAAGATCGTACCCACAATTTAATTTTAACGACTTTACATTTGAGCTGACAAACCCAGAATTAGACGATGTGGATCGGGATGCCTTGATCAACATTTTCATGGGTATGCCGACCCGAATTACGGATTTGCCGTTAAACATGGCCGCTGGCACATTTTTGGGCTTTGTCGAAGGCTGGACATGGCGTGCCGCTTACAACAGCGTTTCGGTCACGGCTATCATTTCACCATTGGCATTTTCGTTGCAAGCCATGCAATGGCAAGATGTCGCAATTGCAGAACAATGGAACACAATCAGCGGCAGCCTAGATTGGGCTAACGCGTTAGTCGTGGCATAAGGAGGAAAAATGAGTAATCCAACAACACCATTTGGTTGGCAAATGCCAACGGCAACCGATTTGGTGACAGATTTACCAGCTGATTTTGAGGTATTTGGTCAAGCTGTAGCAACATCGATGGGTGATCTATTAGGTGGCACATCCGGGCAAATTCTTGCAAAAAACTCAAACACCGACATGGATTTCGTATGGATCGCTAATGATCAAGGTGACATCACCGGAATCACGGCCACATCACCATTGACCGGAGGTGGCACATCTGGGGCAATTACTGTGGGAATACAGGCATCATCAACGACCCAAAGCGGCGCGGTGCAACTGTCAGATTCAACATCAACAACATCATCCGTTTTGGCAGCTACACCAACAGCTGTCAAATCAGCTTATGATCTTGCCAATGCTGCAATTGCCAAAGCAATCGTGGATGCAAAAGGCGATCTGATTGGGGCAACGGCAGCCGATACACCGGCACGATTAGCCGTTGGAACAAATGGTCAAGTGCTAACCGCAGATTCAACCGAATCAACTGGCTTGAAATGGGCAACGCCGGCAACCGTAACTAATACAGGTTTGGTCTGCGTTAAAGCAAAAACAAGTTTCAGCGCAGCATCGAGCGTTACAGCCGATGGCGTATTTACAAGTTCTTATGCCAATTATGTGATTTTGTTTTCTTACACGGGATCAGCGGGAGCGATTACTAATTTACAATTAAGAGCAAGTGGTACAACCGCTACTGGCTCCAATTATTCTTATCAAGGATTGCAAGTAAACGGCACTACAGTAACAGCTACAAGAGTGAGCAACTATTCGATGTTTGATGCAGGCTCGGCAAACGGCTCAGATTCATCGACATCTATAATTACTTTATTTCAGCCTCAAGTAGCAGCAGGAACAAACATTGAGTCATCTTACAATTATAGCGCAGGAAACTTTGCTACTCCTATTTTACAAGAAATGAAAGGCAGCCATTCACTATCAACCGCTTATGATGGTTTTGCTTTTACACCAGGCAGCGGAACAATTACAGGTTCTTACACAGTTTACGGATATGGAGTAACAGTATGACAAACATAATCAATGACAATGGCGTTGA